AAGGTACAAGACACTATTGAAGAGGAAAGAGGAGTATGCACTAACTTCTTCCCTCTCTTTAAGACACCTAGTCTTGGAGAGACTAAGGGAAGAAGCCTTGGACAAGAACAATAATGAGAGTGCAAGGATTAGAGCCTTGGAACTTTTAGGTAAGAGTTCAGATGTTGGACTCTTTATAGAGAGGATCGAAACCACTACAAAGTCCCGAACTCCTGACGAGGTAATGAGCGAGATTGAAGAGAAGTTAGAGAGAGTGTTAGGCGGTACAACATAAGGAGAACAAATATTGAACGTTCAATGTTTAAGGGCATATCTCCATAACGACTATTAAGGCACTTCAGGATTCCTGAATATCTTCACCTTCGTAATGAGTCATAGTAAGTAAGCACTCACTATCTCTGAAACTCCCTATACTAAAGGTCAGAATCGCTAACCGTACCCACCCCATCCCCCCCTTTTAATTTTTTTTCGATTGTCTCCCCCTAAACACTAATTTGCTCACTAATTTCCCAATATTTTCATAAAAGCCGATTGGCTTAATAATATACGCTTAATTTTCGCTAAACGTTTGCAAAACGTTAGAGTCTCATACATAATGGGGGTATATATGTATTCTAAGGACGAGTTAATCATTATGGGTGTCACTGTTGGTTTTCTTATCTGTATAGTATTAGTCGTATGACTCCTAAACAATTAAAGGTATTAGAGGCAATAGAGTCCTACTGGGAGACACAGCACTGTGGTCCGTCCTTGGAAGCAATAGCAGAGATGGTTGGAGTTTCTTCTCGGAGTACAGTTCATGCAATCGTGAAGAAGTTAGAAGAGGATGGTTGGATAACCATGCAACCCAAACGCTGGCGAACCATGATGTCGGCAAGGAACTCCCCACTTCAGAATTTACCCCCTACCTCCCCCACTGCACCCGTAGTTGAGAAAAAAATTTCGGAACCAGTTCAAACCCGAACATTAGATGAACAAAAAGAGGGCGGCTTGGGCTCGTTGATCGAGGAACCTGAGAAAGACGAAATCGAAGAACTGTTTGGAAAACACTTGACGAACATGAGAAGGTAGGTATGATTGCTAAAATCTCGGAGAAATATGTCTTCTAGTTTATTACTACCTAGGTTTAAACTAAGTAATAATATAGTTAGTAATAAACTATCTGGTTATATACTAAGCCCCTGTGACTTCCATCATGGTTCCCTAATAAAATCTATAAAGTTGGTTGCGGGGGCTACTTATGAATAACTACTTACAGAAAATAAAACAACTGCCCGACCATGAAAAGAAAGTTTTTCTTGGGCTGTTGGAAGAATACGAACAATCTAAACACCGCAAGGAATGTGGTGAAGACTTCCTTAGTTTTGTAAAACATTCTTGGAAAGCTTTTATTGAAGGCTACCACCATACTAAAATGGCGGATGCCTTTAATCGGGTTTCACGGGGCGAACTCAAACGATTGATTATCAATATGCCTCCCCGACATACGAAGTCAGAGTTTGCTTCGTACCTACTACCCGCTTGGTACTTGGGAAAGTATCCTGACCGTAAGATTATCCAGATTGCTCACACCGCAGAACTGGCAGTGGGCTTTGGACGTAAGGTTAGAAACTTTGTGGGTTCAGAAGACTTTAAAGAGATATTTCCTACAGTGGCTTTGCAAGCCGACTCTAAAGCTGCGGGACGTTGGAACACTAATAAAGGCGGAGAATACTTTGCGATTGGTGTAGGCGGAGCGGTAACAGGTAAAGGTGCGGATGTTCTCATCATTGATGACCCGCATTCAGAGCAGGAAGGACAGAGCGGTGATCCTCAAGTATTTGACCGAGTGTACGAATACTATACTTCAGGTCCACGTCAGCGTTTGCAACCGGGAGGTTCAATCGTAATTGTAATGACTCGCTGGCATAAGCGGGACTTGACGGGACAGATACTGAAAGCCCAAGCTCAACGGGAAGGTGTGGACGAATGGGAAGTTATAGAGTTCCCCGCCATACTGCCTTCGGGAAAAAGTTTATGGCAGGAGTTCTGGGATATCAAGGAACTGGAAAAGTTAAGATCGGAACTGCCTGTATCGAAATGGTCGGCTCAGTACCAACAAGACCCCACTGCGGAAGAAGGGGCGATTGTAAAACGGGAGTGGTGGCAGGATTGGGAACACGATGATCCGCCAAAATGTGAATTTGTTATCCAGTCGTGGGATACGGCTTTCCTCAAGACTCAACGGGCTGACTATTCAGCGTGTACGACTTGGGGAGTGTTCTATCAAGAGGATGAAGATACGGGTATGAAACAGCCCAACATCATCCTACTCGATGCTTTAAAAGAACGTATGGAGTTTCCCGCCCTGAAGAAAAGGGCTTTTGATCACTGGAAAGAATGGCAACCCGATGCCTTTATCGTGGAAGGTAAAGCGGCTGGGATGCCCTTGATCTTTGAACTGCGACAAATGGGAATACCCGTGTCCGAATACACACCCAGTCGTGGTAACGATAAGATAGCGAGGGTTAATGCCGTAGCTGATCTGTTTGCTTCAGGTGTGGTGTGGGCACCAGAGAGAAGATTTTCCGAAGAGGTTATTGAAGAATTCGCTGCATTCCCTAGCGGGGATCACGATGACTTAGTGGACTCTTCAACGCAAGCGTTGTTACGCTTTCGACAAGGTGGTTTCATTCCCCTCTACTCAGATGAAGAGGATGAAGAGTTACCAATTAGACGAGCAGAGTATTATTAACTAGGAGAAATAATGGTAGAAATATTTGAAGCTGTAGAAGTGGAAATGTTCCAAGACCAGATTAGTCGTAAGGCTAACGGAGGAGGACGTAAAAAGAAGAAGGGCAAGAAGCAGGGTTACGATGCTAGGCTTGATGAATCATTATCCGCTAGACACGGTAAGAAATCTCAAAGCTTGAAGTCGAGAAGACATGAGAGCGAAGCGATGGAAAAGAAAAAGGGTAAGGGCAAGTTTTCTGGTGCCCGAACTATGTCTTAAATTTAACTAATAAGGAGCAGTTATGTGGAAGAAGATAAAAGCATTTTTTAAGTGGGCGATAGCATATCCAGCCCCAGAAAAAAAAGAAGAAGCAAGTGCGGTAATACGCAAAGATAAAACTGATGACTCTTGGCGTGAGGATACGGTGTGGGAAAAGGAAGAACCTAAAGAAAAGGAAGAACCTAAACGTGCCAGAGACAATAAGGGTCAGTATCGTGGAGATGATAAATCCACACCTGATATAAACGAGGCATGGGAAAGTGGAAAGGCACCCAGTAAGAGTGGGCTTCACAAGAAAAAGAAAAAGAAAAAGAAAAGGAAATAGATGGCTGATAAACCGCTACAGACACCAGAAGCAACTGTTGAAGGCTCCCCTTTGGAGATACTTATATCTAATCCAGATGAGGTAGCTATAGCTACAGAAGACGGTGGCATGCTCATTGACTTTGATCCTGCGTCAGAGGACTTAGGTGATCAGTTTAATGACAACCTTGCTGAACACATGGACGATTCAACCTTGCAGTCGTTGGGGTCTGAACTGGTTGGTTATTACATGGGAGACAAGGAATCCCGAAAGGATTGGGAAGATACTTATATTAAGGGCTTAGATCAACTGGGCTTAAAGATAGAGAATCGAACTGATCCTTGGGATGGAGCTTGCGGTGTATTTCACCCATTATTAACTGAAGCGGTAGTACGCTTTCAGGCTCAAGCAATCACTGAGGTATTTCCGCCCAAGGGTCCTGTACGCACACAAATAATAGGAACCATAGATGCGGAAAAGGAAGAACAAGCTAATCGGGTTAAAGGTTACTTAAACTATCTTTTAACCGATAAGATGACGGAATATCGTATAGAGACGGAAAAGCTTTTATTCAATTTACCTTTAGCGGGTTCGGCTTTTCGTAAAATTTATTTTGATCACAACATGGGCAGACCCTGTTCCATGTTTGTACCTGCTGAAGATTTTGTGGTGAGTTATGGTGCTTCCGACCTATCCACTTGTGAACGAGCCACTCATGTAATGAAGAAGACTGGAAATGAAGTCAGAAAATTACAGGTCAATGGTTTTTACCGAGACGTAAAGTTAGCTACGCCCTCAGACGTAGTAGACGACATACAAGAAAAATACAATCAATTAACAGGCGATAATGCTAATTACGATTATGACCAACGCCATACGCTGTTGGAGATGATGGTAAATATAGATTTAGAAGACTTTCCTGATATGAGGGACGGAGAGCCTACGGGCATAGCTCTCCCCTATATCGTAACAATAGAGTTGGCATCCAGAACCATCTTATCTATAAGACGAAACTGGTATGAAGATGATGAACAAAAGATGCCTAGACAGCATTTCGTTCACTACCAATATCTCCCCGGACTAGGATTTTATGGCTTCGGGCTTATTCATTTAATTGGTGGTATAGCGAAGTCAGCTACCAGTTTGTTACGACAATTAGTGGATGCTGGTACGCTCTCCAACCTACCCGGAGGTTTAAAAGCCAGAGGGTTGAGAATAAAAGGAGACGATACACCGATTATGCCCGGAGAGTTTCGGGATGTGGATGTTCCCGGAGGTGCAATCAGAGACAATATAACCTTCCTCCCCTATAAAGAACCGTCTAATGTACTCTATCAATTATTAGATAATCTGGTGGAAGAAGGCAGAAGATTTGCGTCAGTGGCTGATATGAAGGTAGCCGATATGAATAATCAGGCTCCCGTAGGAACCACATTGGCTATTCTGGAACGCTCAATGAAAGTTATGGGCTCGGTACAGTCCAGAATCTTTGCTTCCATGAAACAGGAATTAAAAATATTAACAGGCATAGTAAGGGATTTTGGACCCACCGAATACCCTTATGCAACTGAAGGGCAAGAATTATTACCAGAAGATTTCGATGACAGAATAGATGTGATCCCTGTAGCCGATCCGAATGCTTCAACTACGGCACAGAGAATTATGCAGTACCAAGCTGCCTTACAGTTAGCACAACAAGCACCGCAAATGTATAACATGGCGGAATTACACCGTCAGATGCTGGAAGTGTTAGGTATCCGTGATCCAGATTCAATCGTGCCTTTAGAAGATGATATAGAACCGCTCAATCCAGTATCTGAAAATATGAATATATTGAATGAAACGCCAGTGAAGGCGTTCATGTATCAAGATCACGAAGCTCACATCATAACTCATATGGCGATGGCAGATGATCCGAAGATAAAAGAATTAATTGGGCAAAGTCCTAATGCTAATGCAATACTGGGAGCATTCTCTGAGCACGTTACTGAACACATAGGCTTCCAGTACCGTAGAGAAATAGAAGAACAACTGGGTGTACCTTTACCTCCTCCAGAACAACCACTTCCAGAGGATATAGAAGTACGTCTGTCTAAACTCGTAGCGGAAGCAGCACAGCGTGTACTTAATAAAGACCTAGCCGAACAACGACAAAAAGAAATTCAAGAGAAGATGGAAGACCCTGTAATTCAACAGCGTGAACGTGAGTTGGATATCAGGGAACAAGACGTACAACGCAAGATGAAAGCTGATGCTGAGAAGATAGCGACTGATATCAAGAAGATTGAATCGCAGGAAAAAATAGCAGGAGCCAAAATAGGAGCAGAACTGATTACCGATAAAGAAGCCATTACTTCCCAAGAGAAGATAGCGGGGGCTAAGATCGGTAAAGATGTAGCAGAAACCTTATTAGATATAGACAGTAAGAAAAAAGGTAAAAAATAATGGCAGAAATGAGCAGAGAGAATTTTCCAGACGCACTGAGGGGAAAAATAAGAGAAAGAATGAATGATCATTCTGACGCAATCAGTGGCGGTGGATGTAAGGATTTTGGCGAATATCGGTATTTAACGGGAGTTATTGCTGGTTTAGCTTTAATAGAGCGGGATTTGTTAGACCTATTGGAAATAGCAGATCAGTAACGTCATAATGACGCAGGGACTCTGGACCCTATCCAGTGCAAACAAGGTGAACTATGAAAACCGTAGAAAAAATAGAAGAACAGCCTCCTAAAGAGATAGCTGTTCCCATAGCGAAACAATTACCAGAACCCTCTGGTTATCGAATTTTGATAGCATTACCCGAAGCCGATGAAAAAACGGAAGGGGGAATTATCAAAGCTGCTTCACTTGTAGAAAGGGAATCCGTAGGTTCAATATGCGGATTTGTAATGAAGTTAGGACCTGACGCTTACAACGACAAAAGGCGTTTTCCTAATGGACCTTACTGCGAAGAAGGAGACTGGATATTAATGCGTTCATATACGGGCACTCGATTTTTAGTGCACGGTAAAGAATTTCGTTTAATCAATGACGATAGTGTAGAAGCTGTTGTTCAAGACCCAAGGGGGGTTGTTAAGGTATGAGTACACAAGAAGAAATGGTAAATCAGGAACCAGAAGAAAACATTGAAGAAGCAGAAGTTATCGAAGAACCTATTTCTAAGGAAGAAAAGTTTTTAGGCATCCGTAGTCCAGTAGAGATAAAGAAGCCTCAAGCAGAAGAACCGTCTGACTTAGATATAGAGGTCATTGATGACCGACCTGAAGAAGATCGTAAAAAACCTCGTTCTCAAGAACAGAAAAAAGCTGATCAAGCAGAAGTAGAGGAAGAAATTGATGACGTTGACGATAAAGTTAAAAAACGCATCAATAAATTAAAGTACGAATTTCACGAAGAACGCAGAGCCAAAGAAGCGGCAGAACGCTTGAGAGACGAATCGGTAAATTTTTCCCGTAAACAACAGGAAGAAAACCAGAGATTAAAAGCGTTGGTTCAACGTGGTGAAGGTGCTTTAATGACACAGGTAAAAGCAAAGGCGGAAGCCGAGCTTGATAAAGCCAAAAACCAACATAAGGAAGCTTATGAGTCGGGTGATTCAGAGCGTTTGACCGATGCTACTGAAAAGATGTTATCGGCACAGGGCGAATTAAAAGTAGCTAACGATCATTTTAATAGATTGGAAGCACAACAAAAATTTGCTCCGCAACCAAACCAACAGCAACCACAGCCACAACAGGCTTATGGAGTGCAGAATCCTCCGCAAATTGATCCAAAGGCAGTATCTTGGTTAAAAGATAATCCTTGGTTCGGTTCGGAAGACCAAAAGGAAATGACGGCTTTGGCTTACGGCATACACGAAACTTTAGTTAGTAAAGAAGGTGTGTCGCCTACGTCAGACCAGTATTATGAGGAAGTGAATAAGCGAATGCGTAAACGCTTCCCAGATTATTTCGAGGTGGAAACTACTAGCTCAGAAGGCGGAAACACTGAAAGTGTTGAAGTTGAGACTGCGACACCTAGAAATACCCAATCGGTGGTCGCACCCGCTACCCGTAACAACGGTAGCAGACCCCGCAAAGTGCAGTTGACAGCAACTCAAGTCGCCCTCGCAAAGCGTCTTGGGCTTAGTCCAGAAAGATATGCTAAAGAACTCATTAAGGAGAAAATGTAATGTCTGAAATAAATGATAACAACACAGAAGAAACTGTAACAGAAGAAGCTGTCGTTGATGAACGTGCACCTAGAAATGTAGATGAAAGAAAAGAAGATACCCGTCCATCAGACGACTATCTTCCCCAATCTTTATTACCCGATCCTGTTCCGCAAGACGGCTGGGTTTTTAGATGGATAAGAACTTCCATAAACGGTGAATCAGATAACTTAAATGTCTCAGGACGTTTTCGTGAAGGCTGGATACCCGTAATGGCAGAAGATCATCCAGAACTAAAAATTCCATCTGACTACGGTTCAGAGTTTGCCAAAAAAGGCAATATTGAAATAGGTGGCTTACTTTTATGTAAAGCACCTAAAGAGAAAATGGAGAAAAGGGATGCGTATTACCGTCAACAAGCGGCTAATCAGATGGAAGGAGTTGATAGAAATTATCTACGAGAAAATGATCCTCGTATGCCTCTACTCAAACCAGAAAGGGATACGAAGATAAAATTTGGTGGCGGTTCTTAATTTATTAAGGACAGCTTAATTTTAAACATTGACCCTAATCGGAGAAAAATATGGCTACTACAGCTACTCCTAACGGTGCAGAACCAGTTGGTACTTTAAGTTCAAGCGGTTCCTTTACAGGAAAAGTAAGACACATAAAGATTGCCAGTGGCTATGCCGTTAATATTTTCTACGGTGATTTTGTTAAATTAGTAGCTGCTGGTACATTAGAGAAAGATGCAGGAACAGCAACCATGACACCCGTTGGTGTATTCATGGGATGTTTCTACACTGATCCTAATTCTAACCAGCCTACTTATAACCAATATTGGAAGGCTAGTATAGCCGCCGATGATGCGGTTGCTTACGTTCTTGACGATCCTAGTGTATTGTTGAAAATGCAAAGCGATGCTTCATTAGCTCAAACCAATCTTGGTAACAACGTTGGCGTAGTTCAAACTTCAGGTTCAACGAGCATTGGGCGTAGTAAAAACGCAGTTGACGGCTCCACAGCCGCAGCTACGACTGCTACACTCCCTCTACGAGTCATAGACTTTGTAGATGGACCCTTCAGCTCAGTTGGTGATACTTACACAGATGTAATCGTCAAATACAACGCAGGGCATCAATACGATAATACCACTGGTATTTAACGGGAGATAAAATATGGCTATTTCAAGAGCACAAATGCTCAAAGAGTTGCTTCCGGGATTGAATGCACTCTTTGGGGACGAATACGGTGCTTATGATGATGAGTCCGCAGTTATCTACGAAACTGAATCTTCTGATCGAGCTTTCGAGGAAGAAGTAAAGTTAAGTGGATTTGATGCGGCTCCAGTAAAAGATGAAGGTTCTGCAATCACTTATGATTCAGCACAAGAAACTTATACTGCTCGTTATAATCACGAAACAATAGCGATGGGCTTTAGTATTACAGAAGAAGCGATGGAGGATAACCTCTATGACTCTCTTTCTGCTAGATACACAAAAGCACTAGCTAGAGCTATGGCTTACACCAAGCAGGTAAAAGCCGTTAATCCATTAAACAATGGATTCACTAACTCATATCAATCAGGTGATGGCGTGAACTTGTTCACGGCTTCAGGTGACGGTGTGACTGGTGGTGACGGACACCCCTTGGTGTCAGGTGGGAAGAATGACAATCGCCCATCTACCGCAGCTGACCTTAACGAAACCTCATTGGAAAATGCAGTAATTGATATTGCTGCGTTTAAAGATGAACGTGGACTTTTGGTGGCAGCAAAGCCAAAGCGTTTGGTTATCCCATCAGCTTTACAATTCACTGCTACACGCCTCTTAGAGACGCAAGGCAGAGTTGGTACTGCTGATAATGACTTAAACGCACTCAGAAATAACGGATCAATTCCAGAAGGTTATTTTGTTAATCACTACTTAACAGATAGCAACGCTTGGTACGTTATAACTGATGTTCCAAATGGAATGAAACATTTCACTAGAACACCTTTGGAAACTTCTATGGACGGTGACTTTGACACTGGAAATGCAAGATACAAAGCTAGAGAAAGGTACTCATTTGGAGTCAGCGACTACTTGGGAATCTACGGATCACCCGGCAGTAGTTAATAAATTTGGGGTGGCTGCTAGCTGTCACCCCTCTTTTCTAGGGATTTTTTAATGTCTATAGACTGCCCTAGCAGACTTGCCAAGACTATAGATTTATTTAGGAGACTAAATTATGGCAACAACAACTTTTTCAGGTCCCGTTAAAGCGGGGACTATTCAAAATACAACAGGAACAACCTATGGGGATGCGGGTGACGTAGCCAACACAGGTTGGGTTGTAATGTCACAAACGGCAGCATTTGCTTATAATGCAGGTGCTAGTAATCTTTTAGCTAACCTACCAGCACAAAGTCAAATTATTGATTTTGTATTAAGCACAGAAACTGTATTTACAGGATCGTCTTCAAGTGATTCTAAGATTGATATTGGTACTTCATCTGATGCAGATGCCTATGTGGACAACTTAGGTATTTCAGCTACAGCAAGGCGTGTACCTCTAGGGGTAGCGGCTATTTGTAATAACTGGAAAGATATTGGTACGGATACTAAAATTGAAGTTGATATTACAGCAGGTTCAGCTTCGGCTGGATTAATCCGTGTGACTGTTATATATGCTCAGAAAAGAGACCTCACATAATAATTAGGAGGTAACTATGGCTGATGCAGTAACATCACAAACAATAGAGGACGGTGGTAAAAATCTGGTAATGAAATTTACCAATATTAGCGATGGCACGGGAGAAAGTGCAGTTGCTAAGATTGATGTTTCAGCCTTAGACACCGAGCCATCAACAGGGTTGGCATGTAGTCGTGTCACGTTACAGCGTATGTGGTTCAGTAATATTGGTATGGGTTTTAAACTGTATTGGAATGCAAGTTCCAATATGTTTATCTGCCAAGCACCGAAAGACTGGACGGATACTTGGGATTTTACCGACAGTAGTATTACTTTGCCGGGAATCCCTAATAATGCTGGAGGTGGTGTAAACGGTGATTTACTATTAACCACTAATGATCATTCAAGCGGTGATACTTACAGTATCGTTGTTTGGGCGTTGAAACATTACAGCAGTTAAACAGAGAGGTAACTATGCCTAGAGTAAACGGTAAGGAATTTCCTTACACCGCAGAAGGTATGCGTGAAGCTAAAGCTTATGCAAATAAAGTGGGTAAAAAACTTACTCACGCAGATAAAGCATCTGAATACGACAAGATGGTTTATAAGAAAGGCGGAAAGATAAGGTCTTAATGCCTATCAGAAAAGTAAAAGGCGGATGGAAGATAGACAACGTAAAGGGTCTATCTCCTACCCGCAAGAAAGCCCAGCAGAGATTAAGAGCTATCAAAGCTAGGCAAAGGAAGAAATAATGGCTACAAGCGGAACAGCTACATTTAATCCAGATTTTGCAGAAATTGCAGAAGAAGCCTTCGATATGGTGGGGGTGGAAATGCGTTCTGGATATCATCTAAGGAGTGCTAGACGCTCACTTAATACTATGTTTTTAGAGTGGGCAAACCGAGGTATTAATCTTTGGACTATAGAGAGTGGAACAGAAACTCTAACTTCAGGAACAGCCAGTTATACAATGCCAGCCGATACCATTGATTTAATTGAATATACCATTAGAACAAATGCTGGCAATACCAGTACCCAGACAGACACTACGTTAAATCGTATCTCCGTTGCGACTTACGCAACCATTCCTAACAAACTCAGTAAAGGCAAACCCATTCAAATTTATATAGATAGGGCACAAGCAGCACCAGTGGTGTATCTGTATCCCGTACCTGATGATGCTCAAACTTATACTTTATTTTATTATCGTATTGCCAGAATGGAAGATGTGGGTAGTCCTGCTTCTAATACATTGGATTTACCTGCTAGGTTTATTCCCTGTGCTACTGCTGGATTAGCTTATTATTTGTCTTTAAAACACGCAGAGATACCAGAAAAGGTAATAGCGTTAAAGGCATTATATGATGAGCAGTGGCAACTAGCTGCTGATGAAGACCGAGAAAAGGCTCCAGTTCGTTTTGTTCCCTATGGAGGATACACTTAATGGGAGCTTTTGCTTCAGGTAAGAATGCTATAGCGATATGTGATCGCTGTGGATTTGAATACCCTTATACACAACTAAGGTTTGAAATTTCAGACCAAAGACGTACAGGATTTAGAGTTTGTCCAGAATGCTTAGACGAAGATCAACCGCAATTACAATTAGGTAGATACCCAATAAATGATCCGCAAGCGTTACGCTATCCACGACCTGATACATCTTTAGACGCAAGTAGAAGACTTTCAGCTTGGGACCCTATAGGTGGATGGGATTCATTTTATGGAGAAAGTTCTTTAAGTAATATGGTTATGCGGGGTGAATTGGGCAATATAACCGTAACAACGAGTTAATTATGACGTATGCAGAATTACAGACAGCTATAAAAGATTATTTACAAAATACAGAAACTACTTTTGTTAATGATCTTGATACCATAATTAAACAGGGCGAGGAAAGAATTTTAAAAATAATTAACTTACCTGTTTTTAGAAAGAACGTAAC